AATGGCGTATCAGCTTCAACCTGGTCTCTTCATTGTCGACAACAAGGGTGCTCTCCCTCCTAACCGAGCCACCGCTGAAGTGTTCGTGTACCCTCAGCCCAGCCACTTGAATTATGGTTCGCGCCCCAACACGATGTTGTATGGCACGGCCCCGTACATGGCTGGAAAGGGAGCTCCCGCACAGTACATCGAGACGAGCGATCAACTTAGACCCCAATCCACGACCCGTTTCAACAAGACGATCGTTCAGACGTACGAGCGCAATCTTTTCCCTCTCACGAACATGGAATGTAAAGTTCCTCTTCGTACCATGAAATATGAACCCGCCAGCACCCGCGCCGACCTCCAAAATGGTCTTTTCCAGAAAAGGTACGTTAATAAAAATGTCAGTAAGAAATAAGAATGGCTGATCCTATTTCCTTATTAGCCGTAGCTGGTCTTGTTTATGCCGGAAGGACTCTGTCCCAGAATAAAACCGAAAAGTATAGCCCAGAAGCGAAAGTCGCGATGACGAACGATGGTATGGGTGCCGCTGCACCTAGTTTCAAACAAAATGATTTCGTTTCTCGTGTCGAAGTACCCGCGAAGCGAGAGATGGAGAGTTTCGCCGTCATAAGTCGTCAACAACGAAGTGGTGGTCAAGAGATTCTCGACATGCGCAATCGTATGTACGATCAGGGTCGCATGAACAACCTGTCCCCAGTCGAAAAACAGCTCGTGGGTCCTGGTCTCGGTGTGGATCCAAACGTTCCCGCCGTCGGTGGATACCAACAGATGTTCCGAGTCAATCCTATCAACGTGGGTGAGTACCGTCTCACGACTTTACCAGGCCGTTCCGGTCCCGCCGTAGATGTCACGGGTGGCCGTTCCGCGAAGGTTGGTCAGCTCACACACAACAAACCCGAAACTACAGCCTACCTTCCCACTCGTTTACCTACTATGGCTGGTCGGGCTCAGGGAATGACCGGTGTCGTCCCTCGTAACGAACATGAGCGCACCAAGCGCACCACGAACCGTTCCGAAACTGGTCTACGCACTGACGGTCTTGGGTACAATGGTGCGAAGCGACTCGTGTCTGCACAGACGCTCGCTCAGGATCCTACTCGGTTCAAGGCGGATCGTAACGATGAGCAGTACAAGTACAACAACCAGCCCGCTCCCGGTATTCACAGTTTCCATGGTGCGTACGCGACGAGCGCTGCCACTCGTGTCGCCGCCAAGACGAACGAGGAGCTCATGAAATATGGTTTCCGTCCAGAGGATCGTCGTGGTAAGCCTAACCGTATGGGTAACGCGGGTCGCATGAACGTTCGTGAGTCTGCGCTCAAGCAGGGTGGTGCACTCACATCGGTTCGCTCGGATACGTCTCGTATTGATGGTCGTGTCAACGCCGCGAACGGTGGGTGGACACAGAATTACCAGAGCAAGACGTTCCATCAGTTTAACGCGTACAAGGGGAATGAAAACCCCAACTCGAGGCGCCTCGATATCGCCGCGAACCAACTCAAGAACAACCCACTCGCGCAATCTTTGTACCGTTAAATGTACGATTCATGGTGTTGAAAACACTCATTAAAATATTGTCCCACTATTTTAATGAAGGTACACAACCTCTCTATAGATAGTAGTCAGCGTGATACGAATGTCTATGTACACGCGAATAGTTATGTCGTGGCACTCGAAAACCCCATTTATGACGTTTCTGAAATAAAACTCGTATCCGCGCGAATCCCCACACCGCAACTCACCACGTGTGCGACGAATAAGACGTTCAGTGTCGATGGTGTCGATATCGTACTGGATGAAACGAATTACACGACCGGTACAGAACTCGCATCCGATCTCGACCTAAAACTCGAGACTTCGAGTAACGTCGATACGGTGACGTTTGATTCCGATACGAACAGTCTGATTTTTTCAAACACCGCAGGTGACAGTGCTTTTACATTTGAATTTTATGATGGGACGAATGGGTACTCCGATACATCCTCGTCTCTGACGACACCACACCAAGTTTTAGGATTTAGTTCAAACAACTTTTCATCTGTGAATTATCAACTTCGTTCGGGGGTGATCAATCTTGATGGTCCAAATTCACTCGTGTTGAAGATAACATCCGGTTCGGAAGAGTTTACACAGTCTGTGTACACGTCGACACCCTTTTATACTGGACACATCCTACTCGATGGTTCTGATACGATAAACATTCACGGCGGTGATGATCCTATCATACACAGATTTCATTCAGGATCTCAAAAAATAATAAAAGAGTTGAAGATTGAATTCTTTTACATGAGTCACGGAAGACTCATTCCGTATGATTTCAGAAATCAAGATCATGTTTTGAAATTTGAAATCACCTGTTCGACGGACAAGCTCGAGGGTCTGACGAAAGCGGTACCACAGGAAAGTAAAGTCACGGAAAAAATAAAGAATCCCACGAACGAGATTCTTTATAATCAGGATGTGTATATCTATATAGGTATCATAGTATTTGTTGGTATGGTGCTCATGCTCCTGATGCGAAGCGGACCGATTAGCGCGAAATAGCGTACACGGGCTGCGCGGGCTTGGAGACGCGAGTAGACACAGCGGAGATCATCATGTAGACCGCGATGGAGAGGAGGGTGGTGAGCACGGCAGTGAGCGCGTACTGGGCACCACCGTTCTTGGGGACCTTGATCACCTGGTTGATGATGAAGCGAACGACATCCATCCAGGACATGGCCGCCGCAAAGGAGAAACCGGCGACAATCGCGTTAAGCGACTGCGTCTCGAGCTCCTGAGTAACAAGGGTGACAGTTTGCATAGCCGCCTTCATTGTGAGTAGTATACTATAAGAAAGGAAAATTATTTATTCTGGTAACAACTCCTCTTTTGAAATTTTTTTGTATTTTGTTTTTTTATTCGTGAAGAGTTGATCATCTCCTGATACATCCCCATCTCCACTTGAGCTACTTTCCGAATCATCATCTTCATCATACACGTGTAACTTCACACCCGAATCGGAAAAGTTCCAACCTTCAGGTTCCCATGTGCCCATTACTATTAATAGCATTTTTTAACATCTGTTCTGTCGGATTCTGGGGCTCCCACGCATCCCAACGATCGTACGCCTCATTGACCTGAAGAAACATGGGATCAGTCCCACTGTATCGCTCAAACGGAGGACACTCGTCACCATCGACCACTTCCATGTCTTCATCTTCTGAATCTTCGGCATCCTCATACACTTCAGGGAATGAAGGTCCGACTGTGTTTCCGACTGTGTACATGACACAATACTTCATCGCATATTCCATATCCTCTGGAAGAAGTGTATCTCTTCCACACGCTTTGGAATATTCGGCTGCGAGGAGCGTCCCTCGTTCTAGAACGGGGAGGAGTAGATTGGTCATCGTCTCGATGTACTGCTCCATCATCACGTTACCGCCATCACCGAAACCGGTTTGCATGTTCATCTTTAGTATTTGAGCGTAAAAAGAGTTTTGGCAATTCCCTCACCGACACGAAGAATGTTGTGGCTCTGGGCGTAGACACGAATCTGTCTCGCAACGTTTGGACAAGGTGTTAATTTTAAATAAAGTACCTGTTCTTTGATGTTACTTAGGTTGACTTGTCCCGTCGGGTACGATTCTTCCGGTTGAAGGGCGAAACTATACGAATAGAATCGCCTGATGAGTTGAGTCTTGGAATGGTGAATCGCCGCCTGAACCGCTTTGAGAAACAGAACCGTGCCAGTCTCTTGGGTGATGATATCTTCCCCATCGAACGTGAGGGTCAGGTAATCGAGGTTTTCGTACAAAATACGTTTGTTATCTATGGTGAGTTCCGTGTTGTCGTAATCGAATGGGGTCACAGAGTCACCGTGTCTTTGGATCACAAAATAGAGTTCCTTGACTGGATTTCTAAAATCAAGATGAAACTTTCCTTCGTTGACATTCTCACCGACATCGAAAACATTCTCTTGAAGTTGTGTGATGATGTAATCTTTCTTCATCTTTTGCATCTTCTTTCGTTCCGCCGTATCGAGAAACACGACTTCTGTACAGAGTTTAAACTCCTTGATATGAATCTCCGGTGGTGACGTCACACGACCACCATCCAGCGTCACCATGATATCCTGTGCCTTTCGAAGAGTTATTTCGACTTCGACTTCTTGTTTCGTGATGGCGCACAGGGGTATGGCGAGCTCGGAGTGGTTGTAAAAGTAAAATGGAAGATCGACGAAAAAGTTTTCATCTGAGTCTGCACCAAATGTACCCTCTGGTCGAGATCCAAGAATAATACCCTTTGAATTAACCACTTCACCCACCTTCTTATCACTCGTTCTAAGTGAATACTTACCCACAAGTTGTTCAAGTGCTTTTTGCTTCGTTTGGGTCACGTTATGTTCCGAGTAAATCTGAAGATAATCACTCGTGAGTCTCTGAACGATCGTTCCACCGATGAGAAGGTCGACGTGATCGATGATGGCGTGTCCGACAGATTCAATATATATCGGTAATCCTGGAATCTCTGGGAGAGTCATCTTCACACTCAGAGTCTTGAGAAGATCTCCTTGATTTTGAGGAATCTTGAATCGAACCTTCTTTCCGAAATCAGCCTCACCATTTTCTGGGTCCATGTCTATGTGCTGTATCGAAAAGTTTGCGTGTTTTCGATGTGCTTCGACGAAGTGGCTGTAGTCTGGATTTCTGGTGAAGTACCGGTCCTGTATACCGGAAGTCATCAACTGAAGCTGACCAGCCATTACTACTATAGCACCCTAAAATTTTAAACCCGCTAAACCGTTTTCGAAACGTAACACGTTATAGTTTATGGCGTACACCCTCGTATCATTTTCTACCGTCGGAACTCTAGGCACTATGTCGATGGTGAAACGTTTATGACTTATACGACTCATGTTCACCTGTCCTGTCGGGTAATGAACATCAGGGCGAAGAGAAAATGAATACATTCCGAATTTAGAATCGGTAGACGCCTGTGGAACGTTTATGTGATGTTTGAGTCCTTGTTCATACGTTAGGAATAGGTTTTCACGGTTGAAGACAACCTCGTTGTTAAATCGAAGTTCGGCGTTCGTGATGGTGTTGTATTGATTCGGGAAGTTGTTCTGAACAGAATCTTGAGATTGTGATACGAAAAAAAGTTCCTTGACCGGGTGTGCGAAATTGAGCATCACAGATTTCTTCGTCTCATCAGGTTTCATCTTAAACTTTGCGATTTGGAGTTGTGTGATGACATAATCAATTGGTCGAGACATGAGAAAACCCTTTTCGTCATCCATGAGATATACATATTCCGTGTCCATCGAAAACTTTCGGATGGATGCCTGAATATTTTCAGGTGCACCGAAGTGGATCAACTCAGACAGGGGTCTCAATTTGATTCGAACCTCGACGATCTGTTTCGTGAGTGCACACGTCGGGATGGACAGAGACGGGTGTCTATAAAAGTAAAATGGAAGATCCAAAAAGTACGTATACGACCCCGTGTACGCGAGAAGGTTTCCGTGACCGTTCAGGAAATACAGAGTCTGTTCGATGTCATCATTCGTACTATTGAGTTGTTGCTGCATGTAAATATACTCGCCTGTGATCTTCTCAATCACCTGTCCACCGATGACCAACTCTGCGTAATCGATCATGTGTGTGATTATAGATTTTGACCAAACGTTCGTCGTAGGGTTTGGATCAGGAAGGGTCACCTTCAGTGTAAAATTCTTGATGAGATCACCTTTGTCGTTCGGAACACGACACGTGAGTAAACTTCCGAAATCAATCTTTCCGTCGAATTGACTCTCCACATAATCGAACGAAAACTTGGTGTGTCGCTTGAATTTCATCAGGAAATACGAAAATTGTGGCTCGCCCGTGAGCCATTGATCCTGTATACCTGTGGTGGCGATTCGAAGACGACCTGCCATTCCTACTGTATATGAGTAAAATTTTGCTAAATAAAACGAAACACTACAATAGAATGAACCTTCAGTTGAAGAAATTCAAACCTGAGACGATCAGTGACGATCGGGTTTGTGTGTTTATAGGGAAGCGTAATACGGGTAAGTCGACCCTCGTGAAAGATATCATGTTCCACAAGAGACATCTTCCAGCTGGAATCGTTCTTTCAGGAACTGAGGAGGGTAACCATTTTTACTCCGATTTCATCCCGGACCTGTTCATTTACGGCGACTACGATCGAGATGCGATCGAACGTGTCATGGCTCGACAACGTAAACTCGTCGGTGAAGGTCGATCAAATTGTGGAGCGTTCATGCTTCT